GAAGTGGCGCATTTACGGCGACGGGCTTTTACAGAACTGGGTTCGTTACGCAACCAAACTAGCAGAGGCCGCATGACGTTTGATGACAACTGCCCGATGATGATGGAACGCGAGTTCGGCCTGCCCGAGAATGTCCCGCAGATCGCCGTGGGGTTCTGTCTGGTGCCGACCCCGGACAAGAGGAAGTCCGCAGAAGCCGGTTATCCGGTGTTCAATGAGCGCGAGTACATCAAGCTCGTTGTCCCGGGTGACAAAAACTCTGAGTATTTTCAGCCCTCGACGGACGCAGACCGCCGGAAATTCCCGAACGCCTATCAGGCATTCAAGAACCGGGAATCCAAGCCGGTTGTCGAGGGGATGCCTATCGAACAATGGCCCCAAGTCACGCGCGCAATGGCGATGACGCTCAAGGCCGCGAGTATCCACACCGTTGAAGCTCTCGCGTCCGTCCATGACGGGCATATTGGCAAGATCGGCAACAACGGCCACGAATTGCGCGCCAAGGCAAAAGCGTTCCTCGACACGGCCAAGGACGCCGCCGCGTCTCAGCAGTTGGCCGCTGAAAATCAGAAGCTCAAAGACCAGATGGCCGCCATGCAAGAGCAGATCAATGTTCTTGCTAGGGCTGCTGAGAAGAAAAAGAAAGCCGCCTAAATGAGTTTGCTCACGCTTGTCCAAGGCGCGGCCACGTCACTAAGCCTTCCTGTCCCGGCGTCCGTTGTCGGCAACACGGACGACAGTGCCGTGATGTTCCTGACCCTGGCGAAGCGTGAGGCGCGCGAACTGATGCGCCGCCATGACTGGCAGAACTTGGTGGTGGCGCACACTTGGACCGGTGCGGCGACCGTGGCGCAGGCGGACGCGCTCCCGAGCGACTATGACCATCTTGTTCCCGATGTTGAAATCTGGAACCGCTCGAACAACACCCGCCTGTCTGGCCCCACGTCATCGAACATCTGGCAGCGGCTTCAAAGCGGCATCAGCGGCGGCGTAGAGGGCTGGTGGCGCATTATCGGTGGCGTCCTGCAAGTTTATCCCGCCCCGTCTGCCGGGGACACGTTCGCGCTCGATTACGTTTCCAAGAACTACTGCGAGTCGAGCGGCGGGACGGATCAGTCGGAGTGGACGGCTGACGCTGACGTGGCCCGTATCCCGGAACACTTGATCGAACTCGGCGTCTGCTGGCGCTGGCTTCGCTCCAAGGGCATGGACTATTCCGAAGAACTCGCGACATACGAGCGCGAAGTCGAGAAGGCGGCGGCGCGCGACCGAGGGCTTGGTGTTGCCGTCATATCGTCGTCTCCGAAAGACCTTGATGACCCGTACTGGAATGGGACTGTAACGGAAGTCTGATGCGGCAAGTCGCAACCAAATCCAGGGCAACGCGGCGTCCCCATTCGGACGCGGTGTTCAAGGTTGTCCCATTGCCGCCTCCGGTTGGCGGTTGGAACAGGCGTGACGCGCTTCCTCTGATGGAGGAAACAGACGCGATTGTGCTGGACAACTTCATTCCAGATACGACCGCGCTCAAGCTTCGTGGGGGTTATTCCACCCATGCGCCTCTAGCGACGACGACTGTTATTGAGACGCTTATCCCGTTCCCGGCGTTGAACGGCTCAAGCGCGAAACTGTACGCCGCGACACCGGATAAGATTTGGGATGTCACTTCGGCTGTGACGGCCTCCGCGACCGCGCAAGTCTTTACCGGGCTTGCCAATGGGCGCTGGTATTACGATTACATGGTGAACACGTCCGGCCTGTACGCCGTTGCGGCGAACGGTGCCGACGTTCCGCTGACGTGCGACGGCTCTACGTGGGCCACATGTTCGGTGAGTGCGTCAGGTCTGACCAGGACGAACCTGATCGGCGTTCACAACCACATGAACCGGCTTTGGTTCATCGAGGAAAACCAACTCCACATTTGGTATCTATCAACGTCAGCCATTCAAGGGACGTTGACCAAGTTCCTGCCGCCGTTCCGCAAGGGCGGCAAGATCATGGCGATGGGTTCATGGACCCGCGACGGTGGCTCCGGTCCCGATGATTTCGCGGTGTTCGTATCGTCCAAGGGCGAGTGCGTCATTTATGCGGGCGTCGATCCGTCTAGTGCTTCAACGTCAGCACTTGTCGGCGTCTATAACATTCCACCCGTTATCGGGAGGCGGTGCATTGTTCCTGCCGGTGCTGATCTGGGTATCCTCACAAGTCAGGGAATGGTGCCGCTCTCGCAAATCCTAGGCATGACGGCGGGGGCTGCTGCAAGGACTGCTTTCACCGACAAGATCAGCGGTCAGTTCAAGAGCCAATTTTATGCCACTGGTTCGGCGTTCGGCTGGGAGTCGATTGAGTATCCCCGAGGTAACTTGCTGATCGTGAACGTCCCGATCACGGAACGGGTGACGCAGCACCAATACGTCATGAACGAACTGACCGGCGCGTGGTGCCGGTTTACCGGGGTCAACGCGGGCTGTTGGGCGATCCATAACAATGACCTGTATTTCGGCGGGAATGACGGCAAGGTCTATAAATACGACACGCAGCAGCTAGACGGTTCGTCCAACATCATCGGAACGATCCAGCACGCTTACAGTGCGTTCAACACGCCGCACATCAAGCGGTTCGTAATGGCGCGACCGATCTTCAATGCGCCGACGCCGTACAATCCGCCCGTTTCTATCCAGGTCGATTACGACTTGAGTATCCCCGATGTCACGACGCTGGTGTCGTCCACGGCTGGCACGCAATGGGATGCAGCTCAATGGGATACGTTCCAGTGGGCTGGCGGTACCACCACGACACTAGGATGGCAGGGCACAACGGGAGAGGGCCGGGCGGGTTCTGTCGCGTTCGCCGTCTCGTCATCCGAGGCGATATTCTACAACGGAACGGACGTGAGAATTGAGCGCGGTCGAAGCGTCTAAGCCGTACATCATCGGGTCCATTCTGTTCGGTGCCGATGAATTTGTCTCCAACCTCGTTGCGTCACGTATCAAGCACATGCAGGCCCCGTTCGGGCCGTGTACGGCGTTGGGGATTGTGCGGGGTGGGAACCTGATCGGCGGCGTCGTGTACCACAATTTTAGGGGCCACGACATCGAGGCAAGTATCGCCATTGATCGCGCGGCGTTCCTGCCGTGGCGGGCGCTGTTCGCATACCCGTTTGAGCAACTCGGATGCACGAGACTGACGGCGTTCACGGGGCGCAAGAACAAGAAAGCCCGCAAGCTACTTGAGAACCTTGGTTTCCGCCTAGAGGGCGTACACGCACGCGGCCTCGACGGTATCACAGACGCGATGTCCTACGGGATGTTGCGCGACGATTGCAGATGGATAAAACGCAATGGGTAAAAGCACTCCCTCGCCGCCGCCGCCGCCGAACCCGGTAAAGGTTGCAGAGGCGCAGACCGGATCAAACGTCAACAGCGCGATTGCATCCAGCGTTCTCGGCAACGTCAATCAAGTCGGCCCCACTGGTTCAACGTCATACAACCAGACCGACACCTATAAAATGACCGGGCCGGATGGCAAGGTCTATGACATTCCGCGTTATACGCAGACCACGACGCTAAGCCCGGAACAGCAGCAGCTCTATAACCAGCAGACGCAGCTTGGTGGCAAGATGAACGATCTTGCCATCAACCAGACCGATAGGCTCGGCAGTGTCCTGGGAACCAACGCAACCGCCGATGGGCTTCCAGAAGTCACTAACGACTTTTCGGCGGATCGCGCCCGTGTCGAGCAAGCCATGTTCGACCGGATTAATCCGCAGTTGGACCGGGAACGCGCGTCTCTGGAAAACACGCTTGTCAACCAGGGCTTCCAGCGCGGGACTGAGGCTTTCAAGAACGAGATGGACCAGTTCGGGCGCAACACCAATGACGCACGACTAGCGATTACCGCGCGGGGCCTTGGCGAGCAGCAGGGCTTGTTCGGGATGCAGCAGGCCAATCGGTCGCGAAGCCTTCAAGAAATGCTGGCGTTGCGGAACCAGCCGATCAATGAGATTTCCGCGCTCATGTCGGGCGGGCAAGTCTCGTTGCCGAACGCTCAACAGTACAACGCGCCGAGCATCAACGCCGCAAACATCGGAGACTATACCTACAACTCGGCGGCACTCGCAAACCAGAACTACAACACGCAGATGCAGCAACAGAACGCCGCTATGGGTGGCATGTTTGGACTCGGGCAGGCTGGCCTCTTGGGCGGCATGAAATACGCGCCGCAGATAGCGGAAGCGGCAAAG